CCACAAAAACACGAGTGGGGCACGAAGGCGTCGGTTCGTTGGGCAAAGAAGATTACACCAAACGAGGGAAAGAAAGTGAAGCGGTTTAAGCAATTTGCAGAGGCAAAATACCAAGGTCGTGAAGTCGCTTTGAACAAGCCAATGGCTGGTGATGTTAAGAAGTCAAAGGTTTATGTGAAAGATCCCTCTACTGGTAATGTTAAGAAAGTAAACTTTGGTGACAAGAACATGAAGATCAAAAAGAGTATTCCTGCTCGCCGTAAGTCTTTCCGTGCTCGTCACAATTGCGACAATCCAGGTCCAAAAACCAAGGCAAGGTATTGGAGTTGTAAGGCATGGTAAAAGGTAAAAGCAATCCTGTTGCTAAGTTTTCTAAACAGTTTAATAAGGGTGGTCCAATGCGCGATCGTAAGAAAGACGACAAGCGTGGTTATCAAAAGCACAAGAAGCAGTATAAAGAAGATGACCAACAAACCGATACCACTGGCCACAGCAACTCAGCTGCAAAGCGTCCTCAAAATTATACCGATCCTGTGACTGGCAAAACAAAGACTCGATTGGTCCCAGTGCATAAAGACGTTCAAAACGAAAAGCTCGACCCATCAATGGGTGTCAAAAAATATATCGACGACTTCCAAAAATCTGATGCCCCTCAGTTCCAAGGCAAGTCAAAAGAAAAGCGAAAAGAAATGGCAATTGCTGCTTATCTTGATGCCAAACGTGGTACTCGTCGTAAAAATTCAATGACCGAGTCAGAGATTCATGTGCGACTCGATCATCTCGACGGTGATTCTCGTCAAAAGAAAGCTGGTGCTGTGATGCGTAAACACGAACGAGCAGGTCATATCGAGTATGTTGGTAACACCGATAAAGGTGTTGTGTTCAAAGCAAAGAGCAAATCACATGCTGATCGACTTCATAAAGAGCTGAAGCCTCATGCAACTGGCGTTGAGCATATGAGCGAAGCGGTTGACAACAGCCACTTGCTAAAACAATTAGGAAAGGGGATCCCGAAACCAACAAATAGCGGAACTCCTCGTCGCTCTTCTGATAAAAATATGTCACCAGCTCAAAAAGCAAGGAAAGCTGCGAGAATAAAGAAGGCACTTGACAGAGAAAAGAAAAAAGACAAACCAGGAATGACCAAAAGGTCTGATGATTATAAGAGAAAACAATATGCTTCTGGAAAATCAGGAGAGTATTTTTCTAGGCTAACAAAGAAAGAAGCATGCTGGACTGGATATAGGCAGGCAGGTATGAAAAAGAAAGGCGATAAAGTGGTGCCAAATTGTGTGCCAGAGTCTACTGACGCTTATGGTAAGTCGCAGGCTGCAATTCGACTAAAAAAACAAAAAGCAGCCATGACTCCTTCAGATCGAGATAAGATGAGCAAAGTTGCTGACATGATGCGCCGTGAGCGAGAAAAGCGAGCGTCGCAACAAAATGAAACTCCCGAAAAGAAAGCAAGGTTGGCGCTGAAGCATACTCGTGAGAAAGAAGCACTTGTCACAAAGCACAAGCGAGAGAAAGACGCCATGCGTGAAGCACTCAGCCCAGCCGATCAAGCAAAACTTCGTAACCTCAAGCGGCGAGTGAAGCAGGGCGACAAGACTGCGAAAAAGCAACTTGATACATTCCAAAAGAGCAAAGCAAAAGATATTGCAGTATCAAAAAGTAGTGCTGCTAAAATTGGTGCTGTGAGGCCAAAGGCAAACAAAGCAATGTCAACAGGTAGTGGTGGCGAGAATTCACATATCGTAATGCAGCTTCGCAAGGCGCAGGACGTTGGCGGTAATATGGAGCTGAAAGTCTCTCCAACTGGTAAAAGGGTTCGCCTATCTAAAGGACAAATCGATTCTTTGTTGAAGCGACACGACAGTATGTCCAAGCCACGCGATAAGCGTATGTTCCGAGTGCAATTGATCAAAAAACTTAGAGGGATGGCCAAGTAATGCCTATTTTATTATTATTGTTTTTGTTAAGTGGTGTTGGTGCAGGTGGATACTTTTATTATACAGACACTCAGGCACAAATTGCTAGGTTGACAGAAAATAACGCTAAGTTGAAGATAGTCGCCGAAGATAATCAGAAAGCAGTTGACAGACTTCAAGAAGATATTAAAATTGCGCAAGAGTTATCCGCTAAATTAACTCAAGAGCTGCAAGAAGCAGAACAATATAAAAATAATTTGATCGGTAAACTCCGACGCCATGATTTAACTAGATTGGCTATGCAAAAGCCAGGAATGATCGAAAAGAGAGTGAATAATGCGACTGCAAAAATATTTGAAGAACTCGAAGCTGACTCTAAGCCTGCTAGTAGCGACGCTCCTGCTGAGTAGTGGTTGCGCTACTTTAGAGCCAGAGGTAATTGTTCGAACTGAAGTTGTCACCCGAACAGTTCCAATAAAAGAAAGACCAGCCCCGATGGATCTCCATCAGGTGAAATTTCATGTTGTAACAAAAGAGAACCTTGATGAATTTTTGAAAGGTTGGGAAGAAAATAACGGAAACCTTGTATTCTTTGCTATTTCAGTACCACATTATGAGAACATGTCATTGAATGTAGCCGAACTGCGTCGCTATATAGATCAGCAAAAAGCGGTCATTGTTTACTACGAGACTCAAATTAAGGCGATCCAAGATGAACCGCCAAAAGTTACTGAAGAAGTCAAAGAAGAAGGATCTATAAATAACCTGAAAGATTTAGTCGGTTTAGGAGACTAAAATGGATAAGAAAGAAATTATAGCTGTATGGGAAAAGTATCTCGAAGTAACCGAGAAGAAGCTGTCTCCTAAGCAAAAGCAACTTGATGTCGATAAAGACGGCGACATTGAAGGCGACGACCTTGCTGCAATTCGTACTAAGAAGAAGGGCGAAAAGACTGAAGCCAAAATGAAGTGTCCTAAGTGCGAAGGCAAAGGTTGCGATCACTGTAACGATACAGGTTATCATACTCAAGATGAGTCATCTTGTGGAAAGATGCGCAAAGAAGAGAATGAAATTCTCTCTATTCGTCACGCACTCGAGATCATGGCAGAGCGTGCTGTAAAAGCAGCTGACAAGAAGCACACCAAGGGTGCTACTGAGCCAGAAGAAATCATGGACAAAGAGTCACCAAAGTCAAAAGAGTTTGCTGCTCAGAGCACAGACAAAGACGGCGAGCCACATAAAGACTTTGACGAGAAAGGGCATGACGACATGGAGAAAGCTGGAAGGTCTACCAAGCCAGCTCCTGCGCGTCGCGGTGATAACTTGAGCAATGGTGACTCAAAGAGTCCTGAGAAAGTAAAAGATAATTCTTAATAATTGGAGATCGTCATGGAATTGATTGTTGGTTTAGTGGTAGTTGTTGGATTAGCTGCTTTTTTCTTGTGGCCCAAAGTTAGCGAGAAGATTGATGATTTCCAAGAGGAAATGGACGATGCTCGCGAATCAGTCGAAGAAAAGATTGAAGAAGTTGTTGAAGATGTCAAGGAAGATATCAAAGAAGCAATTGACGCCCTTCCTTCAGCTAGTGACTTGAAGAAGTTGACCAAAGCAAAGCTCGAGGAACTTGGTCGTGAACTTGGTATTGAGTTGGATAAGCGCAAGACCAAAGATAATATGATCAAGGAACTACAAGAAAAGTCCAAATAAGTTAGTTCGCCCCTTACTATATAAGAGTAACATGTGAGGGGCAATTAATGCAGCTTTTTGATAATCTTTCCGAAGATAACTTTTTATTATTTGCAGCGAAAAACTATTACAATCCTCGCTGTATAGACGCTGATGAATTTTATGATGATTTAAATCGTTTCAAATATGTGAAACGACTAGTTAATCGTTATACAAATGGCGGCGAGTTATCTGAACGTTTAATCCTAAACCACATCACGATAATACTCAACGTCTTTGGCCACGAGTCAGGAAAAAAGATGTTAGAGTATAAGCTAGGATTAGAATCCCTAAATATCCTAAAACCTTTCTTGGTTTTCCTCAAAGCAATTGAGGAACATGAGTATACAGGAATTATAATGGACCAGTTTGTGGTTCAAAGGTTGAGGGAAATTTAATGGGTATCCTTTCTAGAGCTGGCGACCTCGTTTACACTCTACGGTTTCTGCGGCTCCTCACCACCAACTTTGAGGACACAACTGCGTTCAAGTTGGGTCTTATCGACAAAGAAGGCAAAAAGCTGAAGAAGGCTGAAACTTCTGAAGAAAAATCAGCTTACAATTACTTCCATCGCCTTGTATTCAACCTCAAAAAGCTGCTGGCTAAAGTCCCAGGAGGCAAGACCAAACTCGCCTCTTATGCAGCTGCCTTGTTCCTAATTAAGGAAAAATTAGAGTTGACCGACAAGAGCTTAATGACTATAATAGAGAAATCTGGTATCGATCCATTGGACTTCTTAAATGAGAGCACCCAGTGGTTTGTTACCGAAGATTCGATGCTCTCCCCTGGAGTGTATCGTGTTGACGAAGATAAGTTATTGGCGAACACCTGTGAAGAAATTTGCAAGAAAGGTGATTCAGTGCGGGTTGAAATGAATTCTTATCCGATTGGTAATGTAATGGGCATCGACATCTACGAAGCAAAACACATTCGTTCAAACCAACCAATCTATGTTTCTGTGGGGGAATTGAGAAAATGAAATTCAAAGAATTTGTGCAACAATCAGAAGAACTCGCTGGAACATCAACTGCTAATGTAGTAGGAACGGGAGACGATCCTGCTCATTGGCGCGACCCTAAGAAGAAAAAGCCAAAAGTCTTAACACGACACTTTATAGAGATACTCGGTAAGCGTAGAAAAGTAACAAAGTAACATATCATTAGAAGGTGAATTAAATGGCAAAGCAAGAGTATCTCGGTATTCAGATCGACCTATCACGCGACTCCTTGTTCGACAAACTCGGACTACAAAGACTAAGAGAAAGCTACATGCGCGAAGATGAGGAATCTCCTCAGCATCGTTTTGCATTTGTATCACAAAAGTTTGGCTCTAATCCAGAACACGCACAGCGTTTGTATGATTACTCATCAAAGCATTGGTTGTCATATTCTACTCCAATCCTAGCGTTTGGTCGGCTTCAAAAGGGTATGCCGATCTCATGCTTTCTCAACTATATTGATGATACTGCGGAGGGACTCGTTGAAAATCTTTCGGAAACTAACTGGCTTTCAATGCTCGGTGGCGGCGTGGGTATTGGCTTTGGCATTCGCGCTTCCGACGATAAATCAACTGGAGTTATGCCTCATCTTAAGACCTATGACTCCAGCTCACTTGCCTACAGGCAAGGTAAAACTCGACGCGGATCCTACGCTGCATATCTAGACATTTCTCATCCTGATGTAATGATGTTCCTCGAGATGAGGAAACCAACAGGCGACCAGAATATGCGTTGCCTAAACTTGCACCACGGTATCAATGTCACGGATCGATTCATGGAGTTAATCGAACGGTGTATGCAAGACCCAGATGCGGATGATGGTTGGAACTTACTTGATCCACATTCTGGAGAGGTACGTGATACGGTATCGGCTCGAGCTCTTTGGCAAAAGATTCTTGAACTCCGAATGGAGACAGGCGAGCCATACATTCATTACATTGACACGAGCAATCGTGCAATGCCAGAATTTCAGAAGAAGCTCGGGTTGAAGATTCATCAATCAAACCTTTGTTCTGAGATTATTCTACCAACAAATGAAGAACGCACAGCGGTATGTTGTCTGTCGTCAGTTAATTTAGAACATTACGATGCTTGGAGTAAAGATCCAATGTTCTTGCGCGACATGGCAGAAATGCTCGACAATGTACTTGAGTATTTTATCCAGAATGCGCCTGAACAAGTCGCGAGAGCGAAGTTCTCGGCAATGCGCGAAAGATCTATCGGCATCGGAGCATTAGGGTTCCATGCGTACCTACAAAGAAAAGGTATCGCGTGGGAAAACTTTATGGCGAAAAGTGCGAATTTGCGAATGTTCAAACTTATAAGAGGTAAGTTAGATGAAGCAAATTTGGAACTGGGTAAAGAACGGGGAGAAGCACCTGACGCTGCGGGCACTGGCAGACGCTTCAGCCACGTTATGGCTATTGCTCCTAATGCTAGTAGCAGCATTATTATGGGCAATACTTCTCCAAGCGTTGAGCCATATCGAGCAAACGCTTACAGACAGGATACCCTTTCTGGAGCATATCTTAACAAGAATCGGTATCTAGACGCAATTATCAAACAGAAGTGCGAAGAAGATAAGAAATTGGATTACGATGAAATTTGGTCCAGTATCATCGCAAACGATGGCTCTTGTCAACACCTCAAGTTTCTTGACGAGTATGACAGAGAAGTATTTAAGACTGCTATGGAAATTGATCAGCGTTGGGTTATTGAACATGCCGCAACGCGACAAGAGTTTGTTGATCAGGCACAATCACTTAACCTGTTCTTCAGACCTGACGTGAACATTAAGTATCTCCATGCTGTACATTATCTCGCTTGGAAGCAAGGACTGAAGACCTTGTACTATTGTCGTTCTGAAAAACTGGGTAAGGCTGACCGTGTATCCCAGCGCGTTGAGCGTCAAATCATTAAAGAGCTAGATATGGAAGCACTTGTAAATGATGAAGGCTGTTTAGCTTGCGAAGGATAACATGTCATATTTATGCACCAAAGTTTTAAGTGATGAATCGTTTAAAGCTGTTCAAGATTATTATAGCTCAATAGATGTTAGGCGCAGGTGGGTTCGTTACCACCAAGACTATAATTTGTTTGATACTCTGCGTTATGATATTCCCAAACAAGATTATGAATTGCCATGGATGCAGGAACTGTATGAGTTTAGTCGCCTAGATGATTTTACTGGTGCTTACTTTCTCAAATATACAGAAGGTTCTTTCGCTAGGGTTCATGCAGATCATAATAGTGCGATGACGATCGTAACTCAAGTAGAAACTTGTGATTTGCAAGGCGGTATCCCTATTATTAGGAGAAACTACGAACATCGGGACAGACCCTTTTGGAAAAAAGCGAGAAGACACAAGGAAGAAGATCTCAAGCCACCGTATGGTAACGAAATTATCTACGACTTTATCGTTGAAATGGAAAACGGTCTTAGTGCAATTTATGACGATAGTTTGAAGCATGGCGTAAGTTATGTGCACAAAGGGCACAGAGTCGTATTGATAACATGGTTTCAAAGAGAAGATCAAAACGAAAATAGAAATAAAGAAAAAGCCGTGAACCCATTTAAATTTTAGAGAAATAAATGCCTCAGATTAGACACAAATTATTCTTGGACTGCAAATGGCATTTGGCTGAACCATCCAAAGGCATGAACCAAACTAATGATCAAGATATCGTAGAGCTTTTGGTAAACTCTTGCATCACCAATAATATTTTTGAAGATAACGTCATTGAGGTTTTATCTCCTAGACTGCCATGTAATAATTTAGAATTAAATGCAGAAAATATATTTGCAGCAGATATAACTTCAAAAACAAAAAATATGGTCATCCCCGCAGATACTTGTGTGGATTATTGGAAAGACAATAACATTAATGCACAAAGAGCTACAGCATATGCAGCCCTTTTAAATCGTTTATCTGAAATATCCGAAAATGCGGTTATAGAATTCGAATGGAGCGAACCTCAAAAAACTGTTGAGTTGTTATTTGCTAAGATTCACAACATCGCCTCGTATAACGACCGCATTGCGCGCACAGGCGATTTTGTAGCAGATTTTATTCTAGATGACCTTGTCGCTAGAGTGTTAAGCGGTCCTACTGATTTGTCTTATGCTAATTTTGAAAATCCTGATAAAACCCAAGGCGATCCATTGCGATGGGTTTACACTGCAACGAGCATTGTTTTGTATTGGGAATTTTTAACTTTGTTATTGCCACAATTAAACGAGTCTATAAGTTACTCGCTCATAAATACTTCAACCGATCTTGTTGGTTATGATGTATGGAAACATGGTTCTGATTATGGCATCGACGCATTAGAAGTATTCAAATCACACACCACCTCATACTGGGAGTCATTAAATGAAATTGTCACTAACCGATAATAGGGATTACTTCAAGCCATTCAATTACCCTTGGGCATATGAAGCATGGCTGAAGCACGAGCAATCACACTGGTTGCACACGGAAGTCCCTATGGCTGAAGACGTGAAAGATTGGAAAAATAAATTAACTCAAGAAGAAAAGGCATTCCTCACTAATATCTTTCGTTTCTTCACGCAGGGCGATATCGACGTCGCTGGCGGTTATGTGACGAATTATCTTCCGTATTTCCCACAGCCTGAAGTACGCATGATGCTTGCTGGTTTCGCCGCGAGAGAGGCTCTCCACGTTGCTGCATACTCTCACCTGATAGAAACCTTGGGTATGCCCGAATCGACCTATAACGAGTTCCTCGAGTACGAGGCAATGCGAGACAAGCATGATTACTTCACTGACCTGTCAAACTCTAACGGTACGCGCGAGTCTGTTGCCACTAACATCGCCGCGTTCTCGGCATTCACCGAAGGTATGCAGTTGTTTTCCTCTTTCATCATGCTGCTCAACTTCCCACGTCACGGCAAGATGAAGGGCATGGGGCAGATCGTAACATGGTCCATCGTCGATGAGACTATGCACGCCGAGTCTATGATCAAGTTGTTCCGTCAGTATGTTGAGGAGAACCTTGATATCTGGAACGACGACCTTAAAGGACAAATATATACAATTGCGACAAAGATGGTAGAACTTGAAGACAAGTTTATTGATCTCGCGTTTGCAATGGGTCCCATGGAGGACTTGAGTTCTGAAGATGTTAAGAAGTATATTCGATACATCGCAGATCGCCGTTTAATCTCTCTTGGAATGAAGGGAATTTTTGGCGTCAAGAAAAATCCTCTACTATGGGTTGAAGAAATGATTAATGCACCTACGCACACCAACTTCTTTGAGAATAGAGCCACTGACTATGCTCGTGGCGCTTTGTCGGGAGATTGGAATGATGTCTGGGGTGCAGCTGCCTAATGGAAGAAATGGTTTACGACATAAACTGCGACATATGCGAGTCGTCCACGGAAGTTATCGTGGACGACTTAATTGACGAAAAACCTGCATATTGTCCCATGTGTGGTTCACCAATAGAAATAGAATGACTTGGTATTATAAGAACGAAATCTTTGCTCCTTCCGAAGAAACATTATCTGAATACGTTGGGTTTGTATATCTTGTAACCGAACGTGACACCAACATGAAATATGTCGGTAAAAAATTATTTCACCGCAGAAAAACTCTTCCCATAACTAAGACAAGAAAAAGAAGAAAAAAAGTTTTAGTTGAATCTGATTGGCGCACTTATTACGGAAGTAATGAAAAAATCCAGTCTCTCGTTGAAGAGAGAGGTGGAGAAGCGTTTGACCGAGAGATACTATACCTTTGCCAGTCTAAAGGCGACTGCTCGTATCTCGAGGCGAAGGAGCAGTTCAATAGGGATGTATTGCTAAGAGACGATTATTATAATGGTATAATTAATTGTAAGATCAGCAGTAAACATTTGAAAATCACTAAATAATATCATGAGGCAGTAATATGATTACTGAGCAACAAGGAACAACCCGAACTTTACAGTTGTATGAAATTTTGGATTTGATTAGTTCCAAGAAAAATAAGAAGGAAAAGGTCGAAGCTGTTAAAGCCTTTGGCGAGAAACACTCTTCCTTTACTGATTACCTCCGATGCGTATTCGACGATCGGATCAAATTCCTTCTCCCTGAAGGAACCCCGCCTTACACCCCAGCTATTGATTCTGCTGTGCCATCAACTTGGCATAAACAGCACATGCAATTGGCATACCTTGTAAAAGGCGGGAAGGGTCCAGATATGATCCCAATGAAGCGCGAGATGATCTTTATCAATATATTAGAATCTGTCCATCCCTCTGACGCGGAAGTCTTAATTGATATGATCCACAAAAAGACCAAGTGTAAGGGATTGACAAAAACCGTAGTGAAGGAGGCGTTGCCTAACTTGATCATGTCATCTTAAACCTTAGATTAGGAGTATTGCCTATGCAAGAAACCCAACTTACACGTTTGCAGCGCGACAGCGCAGAGTTAAAGCATTATATCCACAAACTGCATAAAAGGGGGAAAGCTGACCTAGCTTATAAGGTCGAGAAAAAAAGAAACTTTCTGAATGCTTACATTTCAGATCTCGAGCAGGAAACTCAATCTAACGTTTAAGGAAGGTGATCTATATCTCGTTGACCCGCTGCGGCGGGTCATCGTTTTATAGCAAATAAATACTTGACTATCTGGTAAAAATCATTAGAATAAGAGACGTCGCTGCCCGATGGTAGACTCTCTAAAAGGAAACTATATGCCAACCTTCGATATGAAGAACAAAGAGACAGGAGAAGTAAAAGAATTTTTTATTTCTAACTCTAAAAAAGAGGAGATGATAAATTCAGGAGAGTGGGAGCAAGTTCATCTTGGTGTTGCCGACCTTGTTACTCATACTGGCTCTGTCCTTGGTAAGACTAGTGGTGATTGGAAAAATAAATTGGAACAAATTAAGAAAGGTTCTGGTAGAGGCAGTTCGATACACACATGAATAGAGTTGCTGCCGATAGTCAGCGAAAGCTGAGAATAGATGACCTGTGCACGTTCGATGCACTAACAGAAAACCAAAGACTAGCACGTTCAGCTTGGAAAGATGGAGACCACCTCGTCTTATCAGGCAGCGCAGGAACAGGTAAAACTTTTAATGCCCTGTACATGGCGCTAGAAGATGTCCTAGATAAAGGTAAGTCTTGGGAAAAAATTTATATTATTCGTTCTGTTGTTCCGACACGAGAGGTGGGATTCCTTCCTGGAACAGCAGAAGAAAAGTTGGCTCCGTTTATTGCTCCGTACCAAAACATTTGCGGAGAGTTATTCGATAGACAGGGCGCATATAACCAACTAGTTGAACAAGGCGTCATACAGTTTTACTCTACTTCGTTTATTCGCGGGATCACTCTTGACAATGCGATTATCATAGTAGACGAAATGCAAAACCTGACGTTCCACGAGCTGGATTCAGTTATAACTCGTGTGGGGGTGGATTCAAGAATTATCTTTGCAGGTGACTTTTATCAGAGTGACTTTGTAAAGAAAAGTGACAAAGATGGCTTTCATGAT